AATTAACAATCACGTTGGAAATTATCAACCTCACAATAAAATCGGTGTAGAAATACCAAAGATTGATATTGACAAATTGAAAAATGATATTAGTGTTACAGTATCTAAACTATGAAAATTCAAGTATTAAAAAATGAAGATTATCAAGACGTAGAAAATCTACCCAAGAAAGGTAGTGAACGTGCTACTGGTTATGATGTAATAGTTACGAGTGATTCTGAAATAGTTGGCGAAAAATATGAAAACGGATCATATAAACGAATTGATTATGTTCAATATAAAACTAATCTTAAATTAGCTGTTCAAAGACAATCAAATTTTGGCGGAAACATGTTTGGAGCTTTTGAATTAATGGATTATGATATTTTAGCATTTCCTCGTAGCAGTGTAAGTAAGTATAATCTAGTATTGGCGAACTGCATTGGACTGATTGACGCTGATTATCGTGGTGAAATACTACTTCGATTTAAATATATCTGGCAACCAGAAGATTATAAAATTAGAACCGATAATCTAATTGAAGGTTACGTTAACAACGCCAAACTTTACGGTAAAGGAGATAAAGTTTGTCAACTCAAAGTGACTAAAGTAGAAAATGTAGAATTTGTATTAGTGGATGAATTAGATATTACCAACAGAGGAGAAGGTGGTTTTGGTAGTACAAATACTAAACCAACCGAACATTCAAAACAACAAATGAGAAATATTGCTGATTTATATGAAAAAATTAGTAGTAATGTATCTCCACCATCAAAAAAATACGTAGACTCAATCAAAGAAAGAGAAAGACAATTAGGATAAATTTATGAGTAAACCATTATGTGTGATTCAAGGGCCCGTATTCAACCGAAGTGGATATGGCGATTTAGCAACGGATTTAGCAAAAAGTATTGTTAGATATGGTAAATATGATGTTAAAATTGCGCCTACCAGATGGGGCGGATGTCCATCAAAAACAACAATTGATGAATTATCTACTGAAGAAGATAAACAACTAGCATCAATGTTTTTATCTCAAAATTTAAATAAACAACCTGATTTGTTCGTACAAATTAGTATTCCAAACGAATTTCAGCCTGCAGGTAAATATAATATAGGAATTACTGCTGGTATTGAAACTACCATGCCTTCTGGACAATTTGTTGAAGGTATGAATAGAATGAACATGAATATTGTTACAAGTAATCATGTTAAAAAAGTATTTGAATCTGTTCAATATCAAAAACAATATGAAGATGGTAGAAAAGAAATATTAAAAAATGAAAAACCAATTGAAATTTGTTTTTGGGGTGCAGATACTTCAATTTACAAAAAAATAGAAGATAAAATTGAATCTATTGATAACGTTTTATCTAAAATTCCAGAAAAATTTGCATTTTTGTTTGTTGGACAATGGACACACCAAAGTTTATACGGTGATAGAAAAGATATTGGTAACCTTATCAAAACATTTTGTAATGCATTTAAAAATAAATCTTCGGAAAATAGACCTTGTTTATTGCTAAAAACTAATGGAGTAAATTTTTCCGCAGTTGATCGTGATTTAATTTTAAGTAGAATTAAACAAATTCAATCAGAAATTGAAGGAGTTTGTCCTAATGTATACTTATTACACGGTGAACTTTCACAAGTAGAAATGAATGGATTGTTAAATCATAATAAAGTAAAAGTTCATGTAAGTTTTACTCATGGTGAAGGATTCGGTCATCCATTATTATTGGCTACTCTAAGTGGTAAACCAGTATTATCATCAAATTGGAGCGGTCACTTAGACTTTTTAAATCCAAAATATGCATCCTTCTTTGAAGGAAGTATCAAACCAATTGATCCTTCTTCTGCAAATGATTGGTTAATTAAAGAATCTAGTTGGTTTTATGTTGCTTATGGATTGGCAGAAGATAAATTTAAACAATATTATCACAGTTATAACCAATCTTATACAGATAAAGCAGAACAATTAAGACTTGAAAATGCAGAGAAATTTAGTTTACAATCTATGGATACTAAATTATGGAGTATTTTAGATAAATATGTACCTGAGTTTGCAGTAGAAAAGAAAATTGTTCTTCCTAAATTAAAGAAAATTGAGTTACCAAAAATAAGTAAAGTATCTTAATATGTCAAAACCACTAATATCATATTTAGTAACCACTAAAAATACTGGGTACGGTCTACAACCTTTACTAGACAGACTATCTAAATATAGTGAAAACAACGAGTGTGTTATTTTAGATGATTATAGTGACGACCAAAATACATTACAAGTATTAAACAGTATATCTAATACTAACTTCTTTAGAATTTATAAACATAAATTAGATAGAAATTATAGTGAACATAAAAACTATGGTAAAAGTCAATGTCTAGGAGAATATATTTTTCAAATTGACGATGATGAATTACCATCCGAAACGTTATTAGAAAATCTAAAAGAATTAATTGAGTTAAATAACGATATAGAATTGTTTTGGATTCCTCGTATAAATGATTTCAAAGGAGTCAATCAACAAAACTCAGCACAATGGGGATGGAGATTGACTCCTTATGAAGATAGATTAATTGTAAATTGGCCAGATCCACAGGGTAGATTATTTAAAAATCTACCTTATATTGAATGGAAACGTAGATTACATGAAAAAATAGAAGGGTCAAAGACGTTTGTTCATTTACCGGCAATATATGAATTAGCTTTACATCATAACAAAACAATTGAAAAACAAATTCAAACAAATGTAAAGTATAATAAAATGTTTACGGAAGAAGAAAATAAAGGATTTAAAGTATAAATTATGTCAATTAAAAAAGTATTAATAATTGGCGGTGGATTGTTCGGATGTACAACTGCGATTGAATTATCTAATCACTTCGACGTAACTTTGATAGAAAGAGATTCCGAATTAATGATAAATGCATCTAAATGCAATCATAATCGTATTCATTATGGTTATCATTATCCGAGAAGCATTGAAACTGCAAAGCAGAGTTTGGAAGGAATTTTACTTTTTGAAAACTATTATAAAGATTCAATAGTTTCAAATTTTAAAAATTATTATGCAATTGGTAAATATAATAGTAAAGTCAACTCAAAAGAATATAAAATATTTTGTGATACGGTAGGTATCCCTTATCAATCAGAATTTCCTAAATTTAATATAATTAATCCGAATTTAATTGATGATTGTTTTAGAGTAACCGAACCAATATATGACTGGAATATATTGAAAGAAATTATTATTTCTAGAATTAATAACGTTAACGTAAAATTAAACGAATCTTTTAATGAAAGTTATTTAAACTATGACTACATTATTAACTGTTCATATTCTGGTATTAATAAAGTAAACAAAATAGTTGGCGTTGATTCGATTAATTTTAAATATCAAGATGTAATAATTCCTATATTTGAATATAACCATGAAAAAATTGGACTTACTATTATGGATGGCGACTACTGTTCAGTAATGCCAAATGGTATAAAAGAAAATAAGTTTTTACTGTATCATGTAAAACATTCTGTAATTCAAAGTTCTGACAGTGAAATAAAAGATACAAAAAAAGATATATCAGATAATTTAGAATTAATAAAAAAAGATTCCATGAGATATTATCCATTTTTAAAAGATGTAAAATATACTGATTATTGGAGAACTATAAGAGTATTACCAATTAATAAGAATGATGAACGACTTACTAAAATAATAACATATACAGATAAACCAAATTACGTTACTGTATTTTCAGGTAAGATTTCAACTTGTGTTGTAATTGCTAAAAAAATTAAAAATAAATTACTTTATAATGTATGAAATCGGGGTTAATAGGATATGGATATTGGGGAAAAATAGTTCATAGCAAACTAAATAATTGTATTATTAATCCACCATATGATGATGTAGATTGGATTTTTGTAACAACTCCGCCAGTTTCTCATTTTTCTATAGTAAAAGAATATCTTAATAAAGGAAAGAATATATTCTGTGAAAAACCTTTAACGTTAAGTGTAGAACAAACACAAGAATTAATTGATTTATCAATATCATTAAATAAAAAATTATATATAGACAATTTATTCTTATTTAGGAATGAAATTAAACAATATAATTTAATTCCAAAAAAAGTAATTGAATTTATATGGTATAAAAATGGGCCATTTAAAGACAACATTTTAAATGATTTATTATATCATGATTTGTATTTGATTATACATTTTTTAGGAGTTCATTTTATTGAAAATCTTAAGATAAATAAAAATACATATAATAAATTTAAAGTTAGTTTTATCTATAAAGACGTTCTAGTTAAAATAGACTATGATAGAGAGTATCAAGGAAATAAAACAAAAATCATTAAAATTGACGATTATATTCTTGACTTATCACTGCCAACAAATGATCCTTTAAATGAGTCTATACAATTGTGTTTTGAAAATAAAATTGATTATATTAGTAATCATCACATGACTTTAGAAACAACAAAGATCTTAACATATTTTTATGATTGAAATTTTAATACACATAATGCCGGCCGAAATAGATCAATTAGAACAAACTTTAATTCAACTTAAAAAAAGTCATAATTATATTAAGAATGATCACTTTTTAGTAGAAGTATGTCTTAATGCGAATTTGACCGATTGGGAAAACAGTAAATTAGATTTAAAATTTTTTGAAAATAAATTAAATAATTTTGAAAAATTAACAACGTCATGGGCAAAAACAAGATTTTGGATAAGCAAAAACAATGAAGTTTTAGGATGTACTGATCTACATAGACTTTCAGGAAGAAAGTATAATCCGAATGCATTTATTTGGTTAGATGTAGATATAATTTTTGATGTCAGTCTTTTATTTTATATAGTAGAAGCTTATAAACAATTATCTAAATCGGAAAAATATATTATTATTACGCCGGAAACTACCCGAATATGGGATAATACATGGGATGTAATTACAAATACACACTCTTTAAAAGAAGAAGCATCTAAAGAAAACTATTTTAATAGAGATCCATATGAAACCACTGGATTAGTTGGTGATGTAAATATTACTAAAATTAATACATTTAAATTTGCAAGCGGATGGTTTACATTATTATCAAATAATTTAATAAAAAAAGTAGATATTCCGGATAGAATGGGACCATACTATATGGATGACACATTTATAATGATGTGTTGTATTTATGGACAACAGAAAGATTTTTTTGCATCTCAATATTTAATTAATAATGAAATTATCATTGAAAATAATAAATTTAGGTTTAACCCATACAAAGATTACATTACATCCATCAATAAAAAAGACGAATACATGAATATTGCAAAAAACAATTTTGATGAATCCGTACATGAATTTTTAAATAAGTTATGAAATTGTTTATTAATTTTAGACAGCAAGAAGATTTTTGGTTTTTAGAAAAGTTTAAAGATAAACCGTTTACCTTTTTCTATGATTATCTTCCAAAAAATAGGTATGAATTAAATATTAATCCATATAATTTTATTATGATACATGAACCAAATCAATTTTTTGGTTATCATACGTGGATAAAAGAAAATCACCATTTATATACCGCTATATTAACTTGGAATGAAGATATTGCAAAAACTTGTGATAATACATCAATTTTTACTTGTAATTACCAACAAGACAATAAAGAGTTTTACGATAAATTTTTAAATGTCAACAAAAAATTTGAAGTTAGCTTTCTATGTGGTATAAAAAATATATCATTCGGACATAAATATAGACATGAAATTTATGATTTAATCGATAAAATTAATATACCAAAAAAATGGTTTAAAGTATTGGATGATTTTGATTTAAAAAACAATGTTAGACCTGGATATCATGAGTATGATAAAGATTTAAATCATATACCAAAACATTTACTTAGCTGTCCACAAGTTTTCGGTAAACGTATTTGTTATGAAGAACCAATGTTTCATGTATGTGTTGAAAACATTAAATCTAATAATTGGTATACCGAAAAAATAGGTGAATCATTTTGTACTAAAACAGTTCCTATCTATTGGGGATGTCCAAACATAGGAGATTTTTATGATAAACGTGGTATAATTACATTTGAAACAAAAGAAGAATTAATTAATATAATTAATAATCTTACTCCCGAAATGTACTATGATATGAAAAAATATATTGATTATAATTATAATCTTGCGTTACAAGATTCTTTTGAAAAACAACTCTGTTCATTTTTTGATGAAATAACGGTATTAAATAATATATGAAAGATTATGTAATTGTTACTGCATTAGAACAAGAATTTCCATTTAAAGAAGAGTTTAATATTCTTTATACTGGTGCAGGTAAGGTAAATGCTAGTATCTCTCTACTGTCACATTTGTATGATAACCCAAATATCAAAAATGTAATAAATGTAGGAACCGCTGGTGGAGTTTCGGTTGATAGACATCAAGTATATGAATGTGGAATTTATATTCAAGGAGATATAATGTATCCATCATATGAACTTGAAACTTTAACGTTTTATCCATCTAAATATACTTTATCTACCTTCGATTTTTTTCAAAAATCTTTACCGGAAAGAAAATGTGATTTGATAGATATGGAAGGATTCGCATTTGCTAAAATTTGCCAATTAAAGAAAGTAAATTTCTTTTGTTTCAAATATATATCAGATATAGTAGGTGATAATAAACAAGAATCCGATTGGATTGAAAATTACCACAAAGGTAGATTTTTATTAAAAGAAAGTGTTATAAAATTATTATGAATAATGTTCTTATTACAGGTGGTGCGGGTTATATTGGTTCTATTCTTACAGAAAAATTATTACAAAGTGGATATAATGTTACAGTTTTAGACAGTTTAATTTATAATCAATTGTCTCTCTTAGGGTTTTGTCACAATAAACAATTTAAATTTGTACACGGTGATGTTAGAAATGAAACTCTTTTAAAAGAATTAGTAGATAGTGTAGACGTTATTATCCCATTGGCTGCAATCGTTGGTATGCCTGCTTGTAAATCATACCCTCAAGTAGCAATCGATGTTAATTATAAACATATCGTAAATGTATTAAAATTTGCCGGTAAAAATAAAAAGATTATTCTTCCAAATACAAATAGTCAATATGGATCTTCTACAGAAATAATTACTGAAGAAAGTCCATTTAAACCATTATCTTTATATGCAGAAACTAAATGTGATGCAGAAAAGGCATTGTTGGATAACCAAAATGGTATTGCCTTAAGATTAGCAACAGTGTTTGGTATTTCATACAGAATGAGAATGGATTTATTAGTTAATGACTTAACATATAAAGCTATTACCGATGGTTATTTAGTACTATTTGAATCTCATTTTATTAGAAACTATATTCATATTCGTGATATTGCTAACACATTTCTTTTCATGATTGAAAATTACGATAAATGTAATAGCAATGCTTATAATGTAGGACTGTCTTCTGCAAATTGTAATAAACTACAACTAGCTGAAAAAATTTAGGAATATGTACCCGAATTATTAATAGTTCAAAATGAATTTAAAAAGGACTTTGATCAAAGAAATTATATGGTATCTAATAAAAAATTAGAATCTCTTGGATGGAGTCCAAAATATTCTTTAGATGATGGCATTCAAGAATTATTACAAGGTTATAAACTAATTAACAAATATAAGAACAAAGACTTTACAAATCTATGAGTTTTAAAATAAATAAATTAATAATCGATTCTACCGAATCAGTCACTGATTTGTGTTTATTAGGAGCAAAATATAGAACTGATAAATCACCATTAAGTAGTCCAATAGCAAATTATGTACACAATCCAATTGAATATGGACATGCTTATACAGGAATTTATGATTTTTTATTTTCAAGATTAAGAAACAAAAAATTTAGATTAGCAGAAATCGGAGTTCAATATGGTCAATCAATGAGATGTTTCAGAGAATATTTTAAAGAAGCTGATATTTTTGGATTTGATCATGTAAAAGAATTTTTAGATAGTATGGAAAATGAAAATTTACCAAATACAAAATATTTTTGGTTAGACGCTTATTTTAAGGATACAATTATAGATGCTATGGATAGATCAGGCGGAGAATTTGATGTCGTAATTGAAGACAGTTGTCATAAATTTGATACTCAAATTAATTTTATTGAAGTAATGCATAAATATATTAAACCAGGAGGTATAATGATAATAGAAGATATTTATCCAGTAGTGCATAAAGGTAAAGATTATGTAGATGAAAAATTTGCAGAAGCAATAGAACCATTTAAACAGTATTATTCAAATATTCTATTTATAGAACCACGACATAAATATCAATATTCAGGTCTTCATCAGTGTGATAAGTTGTTAGTATTATATAAATAAAATATATGATTGATGTATTATTCATTTCACCAGGCAATTCCACAGGAATTTATCAAGGATTATCAGAAACATATTCGGCAATAGAACCACCTACATGGGCACTTTTGTTAGCACAGTCTTGTAGATCCGATGGTAATAAAGTAGATATTCTTGATATTAACGCAGAACGACTTGATAAAGATTTAGTCATTGATAGGATCAAATCTTTAAATCCAAGACTATTGTGTTTTGTTGTATATGGACAAAATGTAAATGCAGGTACCGTTAATATGTCCGGCGCAACTTTTATGTCTAAATACATAAAAGAAAAAGGAATATCTACACCAATTGCATTTGTAGGATCATATATACAAGCATTACCAATTAAAACATTAAAAGACGAATGTTCTATCGACTTTGGATTCACTAATGAAGCCGTATATGCATTGAGAAATCTTTTAAAACAACCAAATTTTAATGATTTAAAATCAATAAATGGTATAGTTTGGAGAAATGGTTCAAATATTGTAATGAATCCTCCAGAAAAATCTGTGCCTAATAATAGAATGGATGTTGATTTGCCAGGATACGCATGGGATTTGTTGCCATATAAAGAAAAACCATTGGATTTATACCGTTCTCCAATGTGGCACGCAGAATATAAATTAGAAAATAGAACACCATATGCTGCAATTCAAACTTCATTGGGATGTCAATTTGCTTGTAATTTTTGCATGATTAACATTTTAAATAGAAATGACAATGAAGAAGTTGGAGTAGCTAGTAATTATAGTAATATGCGTTATTGGAGTCCACAGTTCATTATTAATGAATTTGACAAATTGATTGAACTTGGAGTATATACAATCAAAATTACAGATGAAATGTTTTTGTTAAATAAAAAATATTATGCACCTTTGTGTGAAATGTTACGAGATAGAGGTTATGGTGACAAATTAAGAATGTGGGCATATTCAAGAATTGATACTGTAAGAGATCCAGAATTGTTGAAATTGGTAAGATCCGCAGGCATTAAATGGTTGGCATTAGGAATTGAAAGTGCCGATAAATCAGTAAGATTGGAAGTATCAAAAGGAAAATTTGAAGAAGTAGATATTCGTAGAGTAATTCAACAAGTACATGATGCGGATATTGAAGTAATGGCAAATTATATTTTTGGTTTGCCAGGAGATACAAAGGAAAGTATGAATAAAACTTTGGAGTTATCTAAAGAATTATGCACATTTGGTTGGAATGCATATGCTGCGATGGCATTACCAGGAAGTCAATTATATAAAGATGCATTAAATAATGGTGTTCCATTACCAAGTACATACGAAGGATATTCATTTCATGGATATGAAACATTTCCTCTTTCAACCGAAACTTTAACCGCAGCAGAAATATTAGAATTTAGAGACAAAGCATTCGATGAATATCATTCATATGGTCCGTTTTTAGAAAAAATTAAAAATAAATTCGGACAAATTGCAGTCGATAATATCACGAATATGTTGAAGGTAAAATTAAATAGAAAAATTATAAATTATGATAATACCAAATAATATATCTATTTTGGAATAATCCAAATTCAATAATAAGATACCTAACAAACGAAAGATATCTAATAAACTTTTTAAAACAATAAAAAAATATATGCCATTAATAAATACATACGGAAAATACGCATTAGACGACACTTTTTTAAAACAAAAATTCATTGATATAATAAAAGAATATGATATAAATACAATTGTAGAAACCGGAGTACACGAAGGTAGATCTACACTTGAATTTTCTAATTTGGTAGAAAAAGTAATCGGAATTGATATATTAGAAGAATCAATATCAATTGCAAAAAACAGAATTGACAATTCAAACAGAACAAATGTAAAATTGTATGTGGGAAATTCTCCACAAGTTTTGTCTTCAATTATTGACAGTATTGATGTGGAACATACAATTTTCTTTTTAGATGCACATTGGGAAAGTTATTGGCCAATTAATGATGAAATTAAAATACTCCCTAAGAACAAAGGAATTATTATTGTACACGATTTTCTTGTACCGAATCATCCAGAGTTAGGATTTGATACATATAACAATCAACCATTTACTTACGAATTTATTAAAGAATCATTGACTAACTGGAGTAATTCACATCGTGTTGAATATAACAATCAAGCCAATGGCAGTAATAGAGGTGTAGGTTTTATATATAACAAATAATATGAATATCATAGAATCGGAAATACATAAAAATTTCGATAAGAATGACATTCATATGTATTTAAATGTCGGGTTAAGAAATGAAGCAACAAAATATATAAATAAAATTGTAAATTCATATGTACCGCAAGTCCCAATTACACATACACAAGAAGAATTGGATACTTTAAATAAAGACGGATTTATAAAATTTGACAACTATTTAAATAAAAATGAAATCGACAATATCTTGTTTTATTTAAAAAATAAACAAGGATACAATGCACATGTCGCTAAATATAGTGACAAAAAATTAAGAAACTGGGATGATTCATACGAATATTCAACTTTTAGTTATGAACCTAATGTATTACTACAAAATAATACAATTCTAGATAAACTTATAGATCCACACATAGTATCACTAGCACAATCTTATTTAGGTTCATTTCCTACTATGTATTCAATCAATTGTTGGTGGCATAAAATTAAAGGTGGTATATATGGCACTCAAAATAATCATAGAGATCACGATGATTTTAAATTTCTCGCATTTTTTATTTATTTAACAGACATCGATGAATCAAATGGCCCTCATGTTTATTATTCAAGAACAAAAGACGGTGAAGAAAATGGAAAAGAAAATGTTATAACAGGAAAAGCAGGAACAGCAATATTAGCTGACACATTTGCGATTCATAGAGGACAACCTTTGCAACAAGGCAATAGATTGTTGGTATGGTGGAGATACGGATTGTATTTAAATAATATGCATTTTCACGATGGAAATAATAATTTTAAAATTTCTAAAGAAACATTGTTTGATATAATACCAAAAACACCCCACAATGAATATATGTTCAGAGGATTTTATGAAAAAAACTAAATTAGTATCAATTATATTTCCATCACGGTCAAGATTGGATTTGGTAAAAAAATTATTAATTTCTATAGAAGAAAAAACAAAAGACAAGTCTGCAATTGAAGTAATTTCAATAGTAGATCAAGATGATACGGATACAATTAATTTTTTTAATTCTATTTCCAGTACATTAACTTATGATTTCTATTATATTTGTAGAAAGCAAAAAGAAAATTTAGATTTACCAAATGATTATTATGATTTGGGTTTAAAATTAAGAAGCAAATCATATTTTACATGGATTTTAGGAAACGATTGTGAAATCAAAACGGAAAATTGGGACGAACTTTTACATCTTGGTTTACAACAATGTGACCGCAATGTTTATAAAGATATAGATGAAAATAATTTATATTATTATATTCGTATATCAGATGATACACATTGGATTTCAGATGACAATGTAAATCCAATGGATTCAAGTTGTTGTTTTCCATTGTTGTCTTCAAATTATTGTAATGATTTAGGAGAATTTTATCCAAAAGAAATACCAACCTGGAGCGCAGATACATGTTTGAATTTTATGGTGATGCAAGCAACAAATGTTGCAATTTTAGATTTTACTTCAATATTTGGAGTTAATCATTATTCTATTCATAATAAAAAAAGCGAAATTGATGATATATCAAAAAGAGTTGCCGAAGCATCAGAAAATAGTAAAGTTCAAATTGACAATCGAATGGTCGATAAATGGAATACAATTTATAATATCATGAAATTAAATAGAAATAAATATTTGATGTTTTAAATTACTATATAGATTATATGAAAAAGTATACATCAACAGATTTGATTTCATTTGAAGAAAATATTGCAGAAGAATTTAATAATTCAAAAATTAAAGCGCCCGTACATTTGTATTCCGGAAATGAATCACAAATGATTGAAATATTTAATAATGTAGAAGAAAATGATTGGGTTTTTTGTACATGGAGATCTCATTATCAATGCTTATTGAAAGGAGTTCCACCGGAAACAGTTAAATCAGACATTCTTAAAGGTAAATCAATTACATTATGTTATCCAGAATATAAAATTTATTCATCTGCAATTGTAACAGGCAATATTCCTATCGCAACAGGAGTAGCATTAGACATTAAAAGAAAGAAATCAAATGAAAAAGTATGGTGTTTCGTTGGTGATATGACATCAGAAACGGGAACCTTTTTTGAAAATTGGAAATATTCTGTAAATCATGACTTACCAATTACTTATGTAATAGAAGATAATGGCAAATCCGTTTGTACAGACACATTAAAAGTTTGGAATTGTGATGAATTATTCTTTACAAGAGAAACACGCAAAATTAAATATTACAAGTACGAAACAAAATATCCACACGCTGGAGCAGGCAAAAGAATTCAATTTTAATATTATGAAATATTTTGACGAACTAAAAAGATCAATGGATTGGTTAGCAGCTAAAGAAAACACTTTGTTTTTAGGTCAAGCAGTAGAATATGCCGGTACTGGTATGACAAATACGTTGAAAGATGTAGATAGATCTAAACTATTAGAAATGCCAGTCAACGAGGACATGCAAATGGGAATGACAATTGGAATGGCATTAAACGGAACCGTTCCTATTTCTATCTATCCTAGATGGAATTTTCTATTATTAGCTGCAAATCAATTGGTAAATCATCTAGATAAAATGAAAATAATGTCAGATGGTGGATATAAACCAAAAGTAATTATCAGAACTTCTATAGGATCTCAACGTCCGTTACATCCTCAACACCAACATATAAGTGATTTTACAGGAGGATTCAGATCAATGTGTGATACAGTCGATATCATTAGACTGGACGAACCATATCAAATCTTTGAATCATTTCAATATGCATATGAAAGAACCGATAACAGATCTACTATATTAGTCGAGTGGGGAGATTATTACGGAGAAAAATAATATGACAATAGTTAAATCACCATTTAGAATATCTTTATTCGGAGGATCTACAGACTATAAAGGATTCTATGAAAAATACGGATCATTCATTATTGGTGCTAGTATAAATAAATATTGTTATTTATCAATGAGATATAGACCTTCTATACTCTCAAAACAGTATTTATGTACATATTCTAAATACGAATTGGTTGATACAATAGAACAAATACAAAATCCATTAATAAGAGAAACATTAAACTATCATAGTATTAATACACCAATTGAATTTTTTTCATATTCTGATATACCTGCGAGAACAGGTTTAGGTGGATCTTCTACATATTGTGTAGGAATGTCTTATTTGATACATAAACTTCAAAATAAATCTATTAACAAAAAAGAAATTGTCAAATCCGCAATTCACATTGAAAGAGAAATTTTAAAAGAAAGTGGAGGAATACAAGATCAAATTTGGCCATTTGCAAAAGGACTAAATTCAATTGAAATAAATAAAAACGGAGATTTTTTTGTTAAACCTTTACCTATAACAGAAGAATTTATTGAAGAATTACAAAAATCATTTACACTAATATATACATACGAACAACGAAATACAGACAAAATAGCAAAATCTCATGAAAATGATATTGAAAACAAGCTAAATATTTTAGAATTATCTAAATTATCTTATTCTTCATTTTTAAAAGAAGATATTAAAACAATAGGAGAATTGCTTTATCAAAGTTGGATCAATAAAGAAAAAATATCTCCGTTAATTTCAAATGATAAAATAAAAGAAATCATTGATGATGTTATGTCAATAGGTGCATATGGAGCAAAATTATTAGGAAGTGGAGGTTGTGGATTTGTATTGGTAATTTCAGACCCAATCGTAAAAAATAAAATAGTAGAAAAATACAACGGTAATATATTAGAATTTAATTTTGATAAAACAGGAACATCAGAAATTTTTTCTAGTTAAATTATGAAAATAGGAATTGTATCAGGTTATTTTAATCCAGTTCATTATGGTCATATTGAATATATAAATGCAGCAAAACAAAACTGTGACAAGTTAATAGCTGTAATTAATAACGACTATCAAAGACAATTAAAAGGAACAAAAGAATTCATGGACGAAAATCATCGTTCAAAAATTATATTTAATTTGAAATCGGTAGATGAAGTATTTATTTCTATTGACAAAGATAAAACTCAATGTCAAACTCTTAGACACTTAAAAAATAAATATAAAGAAGATTGCTTGATATTTTTTAATAGTGGAGATAGAAAAGGTTCTAATTTAGTCACTTCTGAATCTGACGTATGTAAAGAAGTAGGAATAATAGAATCAATTCTAGATTTACCAAAAATATATTCATCAAGTGAGTTATTAACAAAACTATGAACAACTTTTATCTACCATTAATGGAAGACAATATTGATAAAGAAGATATCAATTCACTAATTAATTTTCTTAGTCAAACACCCATACCAAAATTAACTAATGGTCCTAAAGTAGTTGAATTTGAAAATGTATGGGGACAATGGTTAGGCACAAAATATAACTTAATGGTTAATAGTGGTGCTAGTGCAAACGAATTGACCATATTAGCATTAAATGAACTATATGAAGATGGAGAAGTAATCTTGCCACCGTTGACATGGATATCAGATGTTTCTTCCGTAATATTTAGTAAATTTACTCCTGTATTCTGTGATATAAACCTAAAGAATCTGTCGTTTGATTTAGAAAAACTAAAAAAATTAATTACACCTAAAACTAGAGCAATATTCTTGACTCACGTTCTTGGTATTAATGGATTGACTGATGAACTATTGAACATTTGTAAAGAAAATAATATCCATCTAATTGAAGATGTATGCGAATCTCACGGAACTACATTTAAAGGTAAAAAGGTAGGAACATACGGATTTGTAAGCAACTTCAGTTTTTACTTTGCGCATCATATGTCTACAATAGAAGGTGGAATGATTTGTACCGACAATGAACGGTTTTATCAAATTTGCAGAGCATTAAGATCTCATGGAATGATCAGAGAAATGACTAATGAATCTATGAGAAATGAAATTATCAATAAAAATCCAGATCTCAATAAAGATTTTATATTCTTGCGTCCGTCTCATAACTTTAGAAGTACCGAACTCAATGCTGTTCTAGGACTATCTCAATTAAAGAAACTAGATAATAATAATAAAAAGAGAATAGATAATTACAACTACTTTATGAGTAAGTTGGATTCATCAAAATATATTACTGATTTAGAACTAGAAGGACAATGTAATTATGCATTTACAGTAATATTAAAAGATTCATCAGTCGTTACAAGTCTAAATGTAGAATTAAGACTAAAAGAAAATGCAATAGAATTCAGAAAAGGTATGTCTGGAGGCGGAAATCAACTTCGTCAACCATACATTAAAAAACATTTTAAAATTAATTATGACGATTTCAAAGTTGTAGATCATGTTCATAACTTTAGTTGGTATATTGGAAATTATCCAGGATTACAACGGGATAAAATTGATACTTTACTAAATGTATTAAACAATATATGAAATCTAAAATAAAAGAACTCAGTAAAATCATAAACGATTTAATTGTAATACAACCAGATTCTTTCTATGACCATAGAGGAGAAAACTTTGAAACATACAATGAAGAACACTATTCTTCACTTATAAAATCAATCCCAGAGTTGAAAGACAAAGATTTAAAATTTGTTATTGATTCTTTCTCAAACTCAACAAAAAATGTATTAAGAGGATTTCACGGCGATAAAGAAAATTGGAAACTAATTGACGTACTAAAAGGCAGTGTATATTTTGTAGTAATAGATACAAGACCAAATTCTTCTACATATAAAAACATTCAATATTTTCAGTTAAATGATAAAAATAGATTACAAGTATTGGTACCAGCAGGATGTGTAAATGCCCATCTAGTTATATCAGATGAATGTATTTTTCATTATAAACTAACAAAATCTTATGTTCCAATAGAAAGTCAAATTCACATAAAATGGAATAATCCAGAGTTTGATGTCTATTGGCCAATTAACAACCCAATTTTATCAAAAAGAGATATATGATTACAAAAGAAGTTACATCAATCGGAAAAATAATATATTCAACGGATTTTTCAGAAGAAACGTTTTTGTTTAGACATCAACGATTTTCACAACTTATAGATAAAGAATGTGTTGTATTAGATATAGGCGCACATGTTGGATGGTTTTCTTTATTATTTGGTTCATGCGCTAAAAAAGTAATTTCATTTGAACCAAATCCAGTAGTATTTAAGTCTTTAAAAGAAAATGCAGAGTTAAATTCTCGATTAAACATCATACCTCATCAATTAGCGTGTACCAAAGAAAATAAAAAATATACTTTTAATTATAGTGATCCTAAAATTTACGGAATAGGTTCTAACGGAGGATTTTTAAATAATTTAAACGACAAGAATTTTAAAAATTCTCATACATATGAACAAGAAGTTGATGGTATAAACTTGATAGACTTCTTGAACAAAAACTATTCTGATGATATATCAAAAATAAAATTCATTAAAATAGATGCAGAAGGATATGATAAAGAAATTTTAAAAACAATTAAACCATTAATAGAAACTAATAAACCAGTATTAATGGTAGAAGCATTTAAGTTTTTAACCGAATCTGAACTTGAGGATTATTTTAATGTAATCGATTCAATGGGATATAAAATCTATGACATTTCTCCTTTAGACAATCTTAAAGATTGCGCTGGACCATTAGATATGGGAGAATTCAAATACTTTACATACAAAGTATGTGATAATGGAAACTTTTTATGTGTTCATAAAGATGATATTAAAAAATACAACTTACCAGATAAAATACCAGGTAAAACATGCGTCATAGTTTTCGGAAGAAATGACGGTTATAAAGAAAAAGTAAGATTCAAAATTCATATTACTAAAATGTTAGAAACATTTGACGAAGTAATTTATGTTGATTGGAATTCTGAAAAAAAAAGTTTCTTGTATGAGATAATAGATGAAATACCAAAAACAGGAAGATTAAAACACTTTGTAATTGAACCGACAATTGCCAAAATCTTAGAAAATTATGATTCAAATGCTCAAGCATGTTCTACAGTATTCTCATTTAATATAGGCATTAGAAGAACAGACGCTGAATATATTGTATTGTCTACAACAGATATAATCCCACCAACTAAAGAAATTTTACAAGATTTCATTAAAAAATCAAATAAACATACACTATACGCATTAAGTAGACGAGATATTGAATATAAAGACGTAATATCTAACATAAATAATTTAGATAAATATATCAATCATTTAAATAAAACCAGCAAACCGAGATATTTTCCAGCAAAAGTCACTCCAAATGACAAATGGAGTTTATTTAACTGTTGCGGAGATTTTCAATTTGCAACAAAAAATATATGGTTGAAAATGAGAGGATATGAAGAACAAATGAAATATGCATGTTTCGTTGATACTAATGTACAAAAGAAATCTGTTTTATATGGATTTGAACTTAAAGATATATATGACGTTCCTTTATATCATATGAGTCATACAGGAATGGCAAATGATGGTACATCTCCAAGTAAACAATTTTATAACAATGCTATGGATTGGGTAGAGTACTTTGATACATATAAAGATCATGAACATATTATGATATCCAGAAACGACGAATGTTGGGGATTTTCAGAAACTGAAATTGAGTATGAAATAATATGAAAAATGTAGTAATTGTCGGTGGAGGAATCGTTGGATTAACAATAGCATATAAATTATCAACGAAAAACAATTTAAAAATTACCGTACTTGAAAAAGAAAATGATGTAGGTAAACATCAAAGCACTAATAATAGTGGCGTATTACATTGTGGTTTATATTATAAACCAGGATCGTTAAAAGCATTGTTATCTGTTGATGGTATACAACAGATGACTAATTTTTGTATAGAACATAATATACCTCACAAAATATGCGGAAAATTAGTAGTTTCAACAAATGAAGAAGAATCTATAAAATTAAATGAATTATTTGACCGAGGAACAAAAAATGGGTTAAAAAATTTAAGAAAATTAAATAGAGAAGAAATGTTAAAAATAGAACCAAATGTAGGAGGTATAGAAGCTATACACGTTCCACAAGAAGGAATAGTTGATTATAAAAAAGTAATTGATAAGTTATCTGAAATAATTATTAATAATGGTCATACAATCAAATTGAATTCAAAAGTAATTAATATAGAAAAAAATAAAGTATATACTACAAATGACAGTTATAACTATGATATATTAATCAACTGTACAGGCCTATATTCAGATAGAATTTCAAAATTAACGACAAATATAAAATCTAGAATTGTTCCTTTTAGAGGAGAATATTACAAATTGAAACTAGAATCAGAACATTTAGTAAATAATCTAATTTATCCAGTACCAGATTCTAAATATCCCTTTCTAGGAGTTCATTTTACACGTTTAATTAATGGTGGAATTGAAGCCGGACCAAATGCAGTATTAGCTTTTTCTAGAGAAGGGTATTCATTATCAAAAATTAATTTAATTGACATATTTGATTATATCTCTTTTAAAGGATTTTGGAAATTTATACTTAAACACAAATATATGTGTTTTAAAGAATTATATCAATCTATTAGTAAAAAACAATTTACTAAAGCACTTCAGAAATTAATTCCTAATATAAAAGAAGACGATTTAATAAAATGTGGAGCTGGAGTTAGAGCTCAAGCTATGTCTGATAAAGGAGAACTAATTCAAGATTTTGAAATAGTAATAACAGATAATGTCTGTAATGTAATTAATTGTCCGAGTCCAGCAGCAACATCATCTTTAGCAATAGCAGATTATATAATCAAAAAAATAAATTTATGACACTTATATTATTATATACAATGTTATTAGTAGTTTGGTTTAATACTGAAGCATTTGTTGAATATATCCACTTATTTAAACTTAAATGGTTTAAAGTAAATGAATATTTAATTTCTAAAGAAACGGATTTTACTCTCACATATCATTCATTTTTGTTACAAAAATATAATAATTTTTTTACAAAATTAATAACATGTCCATTTTGTCTTAACTTTTGGTTAATTTTTATAGGAAAATTTATTTTTAATTATTCATTGATTGAAATTCCTACTATTTATGTAACATCGTTGATTATATACTTTATATTCAATAAGTTATCGCCATGAAAATAAATAATATAAGTGAATTTTACAATTACATTAAATCAAAAGAAACATTGTCATCAAACTCAAATTTGATACAAATATGTGCTTGTGTAGACCAATTCAAAAACATTTGCAGTTGTAAAGCAAAAGAAAAAGGTCAAAAATTGTTTGAATGTAATAACAAATATGCTGATATTATTAGAAATTTAGACCAAGAATCTATCAACAAATTAATAGATTCTACCCAAGACAGAATTATAGAGTTTTATGACAACTCTTTATTCATAAGAACTATTTCAATAGAGTAGTCAAACACTCTTCTACAATAGCATTTAATTTAGGATTATTAATCAATTGGTCTTTATTACCATCCGACATAATCTGTTCCCATTCTAATTTATAGTCAGCAATAAATCTAATCTTAGGGTCATTTAACGCTTCAGGTTGATTAGGAGCCTCATTATATATTTTCTTACTATTATCATTTACTCTATAATGTCTACCATCAGTAGGAAATCCATAAGTATACTTACTTATATGCACTAATTTACCATTCAATTCTTTCTTCAACCAAAATACTTCATCTCCAGAGTATTCTACATATCGAATATCACTGATAAAGTTTATATCATTAGTGTCTTTCTTCAACTCTTCATGCAAGAGTCCTGTCCAATATCTACCTTCAGTTTGTTTTCTTTTAACACAACCATACCATACTAACATCTCTCTAAATAGATTTTTGTCTTCCGTTTTTTCACTAAAAACACTTAATCCTAACTTTTCTTGAATAAATGGGTCACAATCCTTTTTTAGGAAATACGCAAGAGCATATGTTTTTGATGTCAAATTAAACTTTTCCTTAAGAACCTTTTCTGCAATATCACAAAACAAGTTTTTACCACTTCTAGCAAATCCAGATACGCCTATATAAATTTTATTCATTTTCGATTAACCCTTCTATTTCTTTGTCTGATTTACCATATTGTTTACATATATCAATCAGATTGTTAATTCCTTCTTCCGTCTTGAAAAAAGTTACACAATAACTATAAGCTTCATCTTTACTAACCTCAAATTTATTTACAACCAGTTCAATTAACTCTTTATTAAACTTTACTTTATTAGGTTTAATCCATTTACAAAATCTACGTTCATGAGGTACCAAATCACACAATACTGTATAAAGATGTTTTTCTGGAAGAATATCAAAATACTTAGATACAAATGCAATCTCTTCAATAATTGATTTATCCATACTCAATCCCATTAATAGTGTATACTTATTAAAAGACTTAATATCAGCAGAACTAAGTGTATCAAAATACTTAGGATTCTTAATTTCTCGTATTTGAGTTATATGGTCAAATAAAGATTTAGTCTTTGTTAAGGTTTGACTCTCGTCGTTCAATAGAACTGAGTCTTTCTTGGAAGGAGGGGATTTTTGCTTTTTGGGTCTTCCCATAAATATTATTAATTCTGGTTCTTAATGTATTGATTACTGTAAGAATAGTCTGTTGATTATGATACACAGTATTTAAATCTTTTACAACCTTTTCTTTGTCTTCAATAGACTTTTTCTTATTGTTCTCTATCAAAGTAAGAATTGTATTTTTATACTCTTCTACTTTAGTTGTCAAATAAAAAGAATATAACGCCAACCACAATACAGCGAATGGCGTTATATTCTGAAACTTAATAGATAATGAAAATAATACTACACTAGTTATTAATGCAATTATTGATTTAATCTTCATTATCTATCTCATCCAAGTAATTTCTTACTTTTCCTCCTTTATTTAAATATGGATTATTTAATTTAGACAATTTTTTATTTTTAACCTTAGAACTTTTTTTCCTAAAGTCATTTTCTCTTCTAAATGTTTTTCCCATATCTAATTATGTAATTACTTTACACGGGAGGCAGTAGCAAGAACCTTGCGTAGTGCCTTAACTTGACGACCATTTAGGTCAATACGAGTCTTACCAGCACGAAGAGTCAAACGAGTACCAGCTCGCTTGGTCCCAGCAAATGGGTAAGAGATGAATGTTTCTAGACTAGCAGCATTTTCATAAACGAAATTGGTCTGCTTTTTGTTGTTTTTACGAATAATCATAACTTTATTTTTATTTATTTCTTTCTTTTATATTTCGTTAGCTTCATTACTAACTTGAAGTAACTTTACACTATGTCAGTAGAAGTGTCAAAAACTTTATTAATTATATTTTGAATATTTAATCCAGTTTATGATAATTATTATTATATGAAAAATAAAAAAATTGGAATTTACTATATTAAATCTAAAACAAAAAACAAGTATTACATTGGAAAAAGTGTAGACTTGAATCGTAGAAAAATAAGACACTATTCGGAACTTAGGACAAATTCACACTTCAACCTCAAATTACAACGACATTATATAAAATATGGAGAATCGGATTTAGAATGGGGAATTTTAAAAGAAATACATATAAATTCAAATAATAGAGAAAATGTAAAAATAGAATTAGGTGAATTAGAAAAAGAATATATAACCAAATACGATTCTTATCATAATGGGTTTAATTTTACAAAAGGAGGAGATGGATTAAAAGGATGTGGTAGAAAATTTTCATTACAAAACAAACATACTAATGTAATCAAAAAATTTAATAGTTTTGCCGAAGCAGCTGATTTTATAGGATGTTCAAGTGTAAGTTCAGTTCATGCACTTATTAGTAAAAAATGTAATTCCTGTAAAGGATGGTATAGAGTAAATGATATAAGAGAATCACATACCGGAAAATATAGTGTAAAGTTCACTCTATACCACGATTTACACGGGACTTATACAGGCAATAATATATCAGAATTCAGAAGAAAATTTAATGTTAATTCGGATATTTCCTCGTTAATAAAAGGTAAATTAAAAACTTGCGGTGGATGGAGAACTACACCTTAAATTCAGTTTGAAATTTTTCAATGGCATAGTCTTTTGCTTTAAATTCAAATTCTACATCAACATCATTTTCAAATAATTCTTTGTGTAAAGTATAAACATAATCTGAATGTGCTCTGTCTGTAACACTAGATTTTCCATTACTATAATGAAATAACGGTTTATATTTACCCCAAGTTTCCATACACATTAAAATAGCTTTTTCAGGAGAAATATTTTCGGGATTATTCAATCTAAAATGATGTGAATCATAAGTAATAGGTATTCCTGTTTTCTGATAAATTAAGTCATAAAGTTTAATTAAACCCCAACTGTTGGGTTTATCTTCTAATTCAAGTACCAGTCGGTTCTTCACATTGTGAGGAAGTGACTTATATACATCAATAAACCTAGATGCAATATCTTTAGTATTACCTTT